CCAGCCGCCATGACATATGACCGACCGGAAGCGTGGCTCCGTGTGGTGAAGCTGACGTGGGATAAATACCACGGAACAAATATTGGTGACGCAATGTGCAGGCGGTACAAACTGCGGGAAAAGTGGACACTTACTGTTTGTCAGTTGTTTATTGCGGATGACACATACTTTCGCTGGCGTAGGGAATTCATCTTATCCGCTGCATTGTTCGCAGCCAAAGAAGGTTTACTCTAAACTTTATGTATTACGATAATAGAATAACCACAATCTGTGTTATAGTGGTAGTACGAAGGAATCGGCTTATCGGTCGGTTCCTTTTTTATATGGGCGTTTAAGCAGGTTTCCCATACCGGTTTGGCCTCCTGCCGGTCCTGCTGCGCCCACTCCGGAAAGGTGGTGAGACGGTATGGCTTTAGGGGCAACGGAAAAAGAAATAACTGTGTTTGTTGCTGAAATAATTGCTGGCAAATCCCAGCGTGAAGCATACCGGATTGCCCGTCCTTTGAGCAGAAAATGGCAAGATAAAACCGTTGACGAACGTGCTTCTGTTTTGTTTAACACAGACAAGGTTCAGACAAGGTATGCAGAGTTACTTGCCAAAGCTACGGCTGCGGTGGAAAAAGAATGCGTCCTTACGTTTGCAGAGAAACGAAGAATCCTTATGAACATTGCCATAGATCCGGAATCAAGGAAAGACGAACGCATGAAAGCAATCGACTTGGACAACAAGATGGAAGGCGTGTATATCAACCGGACGGAACTGACCGGAAACAATGGCGGGCCGCTTGAGTTTGTATGGGCGGGTGAAGAGTAATGCGGGTGGAGATTCCTTATAAGCCACGGACATTGTGGAAAGAGGTAATACATCCTGCGCTGGATCAGCGAAATAGGGCGGTGCTGGTCTGCCATCGGCGGTTTGGTAAAACGGTGGGCGCAATCAATGAGTTAATCAAGAAGGCTGTGCAGAACAAACTACGTTCCCCACAGTATGCATATATTGCTCCGTACAGAAACCAGGCAAAACGAATCGCATGGAACTACTTGCTTTATTACACCGGCAACGTGCCGGACCGCAAGGTGAACAGTAGTGACTTGTATGTGGAATTGCCAAGCAGATTCCGTAATTCACCGGGCGCACGGATCTATGTGATGGGTGCTGATTATCCGGATGCATTGAGAGGTATGTACCTTGACGGGGTTATCCTGGACGAGTTTGCACAGATGCGACCGGAGTTGTATGGCGAAGTGCTTGTGCCTGCGTTGAGTGACCGCAACGGCTTTGTGTATATCATCGGCACTCCTAAAGGACAGAACGCTTTCTATGAACGCTATTTAACGGCATTGAAAGATGACAGTTACTTTGTATGTTGCTACCGTGCGGACGAGACGAACATCATTCCGGCAGAGAAGCTGGACGAGATGAAACGTGAGATGACGGACACGGAGATCCGGCAGGAACTCTTGTGTGACTTTACCGCAAGTGCCAGCAACATTGTCATACCGATAGACGTTGTGACGGAAGCCTGCAACAGAATGATATCTGACGAGGACGTGGCAGACAGTGTATCCATCATGGGCGTGGATGTTGCCCGCTATGGGGATGACGATACCATCATCACTCACAGAAAAGGATTAGCCTGCTACCCGCAGATAAAACTACACGGATTAAACACAATGGAAGTTGCATCAGCGGTGGCAAGTCATTATTGGCGAACCAAACCGGACGCAATCATTGTGGATGCCGGAGCAATGGGGGCAGGAGTGATAGACCGGCTCCGGCAGATGGGAATGCCGAACGTGTTTGAGGTTAACTTTGGCGGGTCCGCAATCGACAGTAACCGATACGCAAATATCCGTGCAGAGATGTACTTTAAGATTCTTGCATGGCTGAAGTCCGGCGGGTGCATACCGAACGATACGGATCTAAAGAGTGAACTCACAGTGACGGAGTACAAGTACACGCAGGCTGGGAAAATCATTCTCCAGCCAAAGGAACAGATTAAAGAATTAACCGGGCGGTCACCGGACAGAGCAGACAGTTTGGCTCTGACGTTTGCCGTGCCGATTAATAAACCGATAGGACACAAGCAGGTCCTAAAAGCGAATACCGACTATCAATTATTTTAACGAGGTGATACCAATGTGCAGCAACTTATTTTCAAGTCCTAAACCGAAAGTGGAAAAGATTGCTCCTGCCCCGCAGGCCGTGAGTCAGACGGACACGGCAGGCATCAATGACCGTGCGGAAGCTGACGCAGAGAAACAGCGCAGGAAACGTGGCTACGCAGCAACCCGTGCAGATGACCGTACCGTGCTGACCGATGCGGCACAAGGCAAGCAGACGCTGGGGTGATACACATGGATACATTGCTGGCCCGTCCTGCCGGAGATATGAGGCCGGCAGATGGGGAAATCAAAAAAGACTATTGGCCCGAAAAACGCAAGGTCATGCAGCGGATTGAACAGATGAAGCAGGAACGCTTGCGTTGGGAAGATCAATGGATTGACATCCGCAACTACGAATTACCTTTTACGGGTGATTTTAAAAGGCAAGGCGATGATTCATATCCGGGCAGGCGCAGAGATTTGCACATAGCACAAGGTGTGGCGTGGGCATCAGCGCAGATATTCGCTGCGGGTATCATGTCCGGTCTGACACCGCCCAGCCGTCAATGGTTCAAGTTTCAATTCAATGATTCTGAACTGAACGAGAACGTGCAGGCCTGCCAGGTATTGGATGAACGGCAGGACATCATGCAGAGCATCTTGTCCGGGAGCAATTTTTACAACGCTATCCACAGCTCATATTTTGAGTTACCTTACGGACAAGCACCGCTGGCCGTCTTACCGGATACGGAAAAGGGTGTACGTTTCCAGGCGCAAACCATTGGCACATACTACATTGACGTAGGCGGTGACGGCAAGGTAAACACGTTTGCCCGCAGGTATCCCATGAAACTCCAGCAGGTGATTGATACATTCGGCGTGGATGCGTTACCGCTGCGTGACCAGCTGAACATCAAAGCCGGCGGCGTACCGGACAACGTGACACGTTATGTGTGGTGGCTTATCCAGCCAAACGCACAAGCCGTACCGGGAAGAATCAGCCGTCTGAATATGCCGTACATTTCCATGTATTGGATTGAAGGCAGCGGTCCTAACGAATGGTTGTACGTTGGGGGGTTTGAAGAATTTCCCGTTCCCACCGGCAGGTACATGACCAATGCGAACAATCCCTACGGATATGGCCCCGGCTGGTATGCGATTGGTGACGCAAAGATGCTTCAAGTGATGAAGCGGGATTATCTGACGGCTGTGGAACTGTCCGTCAAACCGCCGCTGACAGCTACGGCAGACGTGATGGCAGAAGGGATCAACCTTATCCCCGGCGGCGTCACCAAAGTACCCGGACCCAATAGTGCGGTGCAACAGCTGTTCCAGGTTGGCCTTGACATGCCGCACCTTGCGGAAGAGATCATCCGTACAGAAGATTCCATCAAGCGTGCCTATAGTGCTGACTTGTTCCTCATGCTGGATTCCATCACCACCGGCAACATGACGGCAAGGGAAATCGTGGAACGTCAGCAGGAAAAACTCCAGCAGCTTGGCCCGGTAGTGGAGCGTTTGCAGGAAGAATATCTCACACCGATATTGGAACGCACCTACAACATACTTGACCGTGGTGGGATATTCCCGCCGATACCGCCGGACATCGCACCACTTGTGGCACAGCAGGATGTGAAGATAGAGTACATCAGCCCGCTGGCGCAGGCGCAGAAGATGAGTGGCTTGGTCAACATTGAACAGGCAATCAGCTTTGTTATGCAGATGGCTCAAGTATGGCCCGATGCTATCAAGATGGTTGATCCGCTTGGCACGATTGCAAGGTACATGGATATGCTTGGCGCACCTGCCAAGATGCGTAGACCGGAAGAGGAAGTCCAGCAGATGATACAAGCCGAACAGCAAGCCATGCAGCAGGCCCAGCAGGAACAGCAGGCCATGCAGATGGCGCAGGCGTTGCCTGGAATAACGCAGGCAGCGAAAAATGCGACCGAGGCCGCGAACGACGGAAACCCGGCGCTTCAGGACTGGTTAGGAATGAGTGGTGCGGTGTAATGGGAGTAAAACCGAAATACCAAAGCAACTATGACGGATATGACCGGCAGAAGTGGGTACGCAGAGTGATTGCCGACAAGGACAAGGCTGCGTTACAAACGCTTCTTGAAATAGAAGAAGGACGCTGGTTTATCGCAAGGCTCTTAAAGGACGAGGGCCTGCACACAAGTGGTTTTACGGGCAACAGCGGTACGTTTTACAACGAAGGCCGCAGGAGTGTTGCCGTAGACATATACACAAGGATTAAAACACTTCTCAAGGTAGAAGGGATTAGGCAGCTTCACAAGGCCCAGGAGGACTTAATGGAGTTTGAGGAGAGAGCGTTGGAGGCTGCCAAAGTTAAGGAGGAAAGCAATGGCTGAAGAGAATGTAGCGGTCAACGATAACACGAATGAACCGCAGCCGCAGACAGAAACGGCAGAAGTAGCCAAACCGGCAGATCCTGCGGAAACCATGCTGGGCGGGACAGGATCCACCCAAACGGCAGAACCGAAGCAGGAAGAGCAGGTTGAGTATGACTTCAAGGCAACCATCCCGGAAGGTTATGAGTTGGACGAGGCAATCACAAAAGAGTTTGGTGACATTGCCCACGGCATGAACCTAACCAATGAGCAGGCGAACCAAATAGCGGCCTACGGCATCAAGTACGCACAGCAGGTGGCAGACACCGTAAGGGCAGAACAGAATGAGCAGGTTGCTAAATGGGGCGAAGCTGCAAAGGCAGAGATGGGAGCGAACCTTAACACCATCATGTCCACGGCAGGTGCTGGCATCGAAGCCGTGGAAAAAGCGGTACCCGGTATCCGGCAGGCTCTGAATGAAACGGGTGCAGGAAACCGCATAGAAGTAATCCGGGCATTTGAGATGCTGGGCAAGTTAGTCCAGGCAGATCCCGGAAAGTTAGTTGACGTAAGTGCCAGCGAACCGCAGAAACCGGCAAGCTGGTATCCAAACAGTAAAATGTAATTTTTTAGAAAAGGAGTGTGAAAACACATGGCAACTGTAGGGGCTAACGCCTTAACTCTTAATGACTACAGAAAACGTATGAACCCGGAAGGCTATATCGATGAGATCATCGAAGTATTGGCTCTTTCCAATCCTATCCTGGAAGATATGACCTGGATGGAAGGCAATCTGTTAACCGGTAACAAAACCACTCTGCGGGCGGCTCTGCCGACTCCGGCGGTGCGTTACATCAACCGTGGTGTAACTCCGGACAAATCCAGCACCAAACAGATCGTGGACACCAGCGTAGTGCTGGAATCCCGTTCTGAAGTAGATACTGAATTGCTGGCTCTGGCACCGGACAAAGAAGCATTCCGTCGCAGCGAAGACAAAGGCTTTATCGAGGCTTTTGGGCAGAAAGTCGCAGAAATGGTTATGTATGGCAATACCGAAGTATCCCCGGACACCTTCAATGGTTTGGACATCCGTCATCGTATCATGGGCGTTAATACTGTTACCGCCCAGGGTTACACCACCATTGACGCAGGCGGCACCACCGCTTCCAGCATGACATCCGCTTTCCTGGTTGAATGGGGTGAACGTGCTACCACCGGCATCTATCCCCGCAATGCAACCGCTGGTTTAGTGCATGAGGACCTTGGTCAGAAAACCGTGTTCGATGCGAACAACAAACCTTATGAAGCTATGGTTAGCTTATTTAAGTGGAAATGCGGTTTGACCTGCCGTGACTTCCGTGGCGCAGGTGCTGTCCGCAACATTCTGACAAGCAATCTGACCACCGGCACAGCTGCACAGAAGCTGGCTATCATGGGCGCAATTCTGAAAGCCCATGACCGTATGCGTCATCCGGAACGCTGCGTACTGTACGTTTCCACGGATTTCTACACCGGTTTAAAGATTTATCTGATGGATAAGACCAACAGCTATGTAACCCGTGAAACCATCGAAGGCGGCATTCCCATCATGCGTGTGGACGGCATGAAGGTTGTTCGTCTTGATTGCATGGTTAACAATGAAAGTCAGTTTGTATAAGGAAAGGGGGATATAGACCATGATTTTTGATGCTGGCAATCTCTTTTTAGACAAGAAAGCGGCTTCCGCTTACGGAACTACCGCTGCATATTCTGACAACGTAGTGGCGAACACCGGCGGCGGCAATGCTGAAGAAGCCTGCTGGCTGGTTGTTGTGGTAAGCGAAGCGGCTACCGCAGGCGGTAACTTAACCATTACTCTGCAGACGTGTGATGCTGAAGCATTCAGCTCCAACGTTGTGGATCTGTACGCCAAGACCGTAGCGACCGGTTCTATCGGCGAAGTGGTAGCTGTTCGTGTTCCGGTTGGCGCACTGAAATTCTTCCGGCTGAAACTCCAGGGCAGCGCATCCATCACCGGCTCCGGCAAGATTACCGCAGGCCTTGTTGCTGATGCTGACATCAAGGCGTAAATTGAAAAACTTTGTGAGAGTTTAGGGGTGGGGGTTTCCCCATCCCTTTTTTAAAAAGTGAGGTAAATATGAACATTACCGACATTTGTAATTTGGCTCTGTCTCATATAGGCCGTGAACAGATAGCCAGCTTGAACGAAGAGACAGAGGCGGCACGGACGTGCAAGCTGCATTATGACATACAGAGGCGTGTGCTGTTAAGGGCCTACACATGGAGTTTTGCAAAGAAGTATATCAAACTGTCAGAGATCAACATAAAGACACCGGGTTGGAAGCACACCTATGCCTATCCCAATGATTGCGTAATGGCGAGAAAAATATATAACGAGGACCACACCTGGATGTTGCTGGAGAAAAACTTTCCGGGGAATCTTGACCAAGTGTTACTGAACGATAATACGAAAGCATTGGTATGCAACCATGCGGACGCATACTTGGAATATACATATGATGTGAAGGATGCGGAACTGTTCACGGCAGATTTCGCACAAGCTTTGTCTTATTATTTGGCGGCTGCTATCTGTATGCCGTTGACGGGCAGCGAGAGTTTGGCGCAGGCCATGCAGGCGCAAGGAAGCGGGATATTGCAGGAAGCCAAATTCACGATGATGGGCGAGAGGAATCGTGTACCGGATTATCCAAGCAAATACTTTAAGGCGAGGTGGTAAGCATGGCAGACGGAAGAATCTATGTGCTTCAGCCATCTTTTGCAAGCGGTGAGATTTCCCCGGACGTAGCCAGCCGTGTTGATTTGGGAAAGTATTCCAATGCGCTGTTGCAGGCAGAGAACGTGTTTATCCGTCCGTATGGTAGTGCGTACCGCAGGCCGGGAACGGAATACTGTGCGGAAATTGACGATGGCTATGGCGTCCGTATGCAGGAGTTTACCGTGGACGCTGACACAAGTTATCTGCTGGTGTTCACCTTATTAAAACTACGGATATACAAGGACGGTTCGCTGGTCACCACAAAGACTACACCGTTCAGCGGATATGATTTGCCAAAGTTACGCTTTGCACAATCTGCCGATACCATGTTTATCGCAAGCGGAACAAATCCCGTGCAGATACTGAAGCGGACGGCGGTGGATACGTTCAGTAATCTATCAGCCTTTGTTCCTTCCCCTGGGTATTTTGATGACACTACCATGACGGACGGCGTGACGATCACTCCGTCAGCCACAACGGGAACTGTGACGCTGACAGCTTCAAGCGGAGTGTTCTCTGCCCAGCAGGTGGGGAATTGGATTGAACTACGGCAGGACGTGGCATCAGATACAGTTAGCCTTACGCAGACCACGGGAACGGGTACGTCCTCTTCCACGCTGGCTGGCCCGGTGGGTTGGAAAGTGGTATCGCATGGAACGTGGGCAGGAACGCTGGTAGTTGAGTACAGTAGTGACAATGTGAATTGGAAAACACTACGGACGTACACAGCGGATAGTGATTTCAACGTAAGCGAGAGTGGAACATTTGACGAAAAGACATATATCCGCTTGACCGCAACG